TAGCTCCCGTGAGCCGCCCATGCCTTTGTTGCGCCTGTGATGGACTTGTAGCCGGTCTGAGGTTCCGCAGTGATAGCAGGAATTAGCGTCTCGGTCTAAAACCTTTTTTCTTACCCTGTCTGAAATAGCCATAAACGCCTCTCTTGCGCCCTAAAAGTGTCGGGGACAGGTAGAGATACTAAATGACCCTGTAATGGCTTCTAATCGCCTCTGAGGGCTTATTAGAGCCTTGATTCCTGTCCCATAAGTTTGGCTTGCGTGGCGAGAACCATGCTTGCCGTCTCAATGGATTTTATCTTCTGTCTTATGCGTGACAGCTCCGCTTTGCGTAAATCCCTTTGAAGTCTCAAATCACCAGACTCTAATCTGGCAATAGCCTCTCGGTCACGAACAGTTCCCGATGCTTTTATGTAAGCTTTTTGCTCGGCAAGGTCTAGTGCATACTCAGCTTCAGCTAGAGCTTTCTCAGCCTCAAATAGCGCAGTCGAACCTTTATGGTTTTCCTGTATCAGTTCCGCTAGTTGTTTCTGTATCTCCTGAATCATTTAGAACCCCTATGAGTAAGTCTGTTAGTTCTTTATTCCAGAACTCAGTTTCTTGTTTTCTTCCCCTGTATCGAGCTATCAGATACGCCTCTTGAAGCTCCTGAATTTTGGCTTTCTGCAAATCGGTCAGCATAACCCTTTAGCCTTTCCAAGACTTCGGCAGGTGCGTTGTTTGCTCTTGCCTGTGTGTATAAATCCCTAAGCTCCTCGATTGTTCCAAGAGTAGCAGCCACTTCAAGATAGTTAGGCGCAACCTTTTCCATTTCTTCCCTGCTGGCAAGTGTCTTAGGGTCTTTGTTCATGGAGTAACCAATAGACATCAAGCCTCTACCAATCGCACTGGTCTCGGCATTGGGGAGGGCAGCTACATTGTTGGCTCCGCCTGTGCCGTCAATCTCGGCAGCGTAACCGGTTCCTTTAGCAAGAGCATTTGCTTGGTCGCCTGCGGTCAAAAAGATTTCAGCCCTGACAACCCATTGAGTCTTGCCATTGCCCATGTCATTCGAGCCAACGAGGGTTGTAATAATTCTTCCGTCTGGAAAGTCTTTGTGAAACTGAGCCAAACGCTCAGCAACAGTCGAATAGTTTTCTAGGTTGAATCGCATTACTTACCCTTCCTCTTGTGAACTATCAAATAAGGTAGTCCATCTTTCTTTGCCTGTCTTGTAACCATGCGAACTTTCTGTCCGTCAATTTCCATGTAGCCGTATTTAGCTTTACCCATTGCATCAAGGCATTGCGACTTGTAATACCTAAGCTCATCAAATGCTTTGTCATAAGCCTCTTGTGCGTTTGCCAATAAAAACAGCGAGTCAATCTCGACCTCGGTGTCGTCAATCTGTGGGTGCTGGTAACGAACCGCCTCGTAAGTAGATTCCGAGCCATCCCAAGCAGGTTTCTGGTCAGCGAAGATGCACTGCATAAACTCTGTCGCTCTCTGGCGCTGAGTCTCAATCTCAAACTCGTCTCGGTCTACCCAAATGTCATACCAAGTCATTCCTGCGACTGCGACAATCACAGCTCGCTTTAGGTCAAGGATGTCTAAGTAGTGCTGCACCTGTGCGACATAGCCAGCAGGGACACTCTCCCATGTTTGTCTACCTGTCTTTACCTCAATCACAATCCACTCGCCTGTCTCTTTGTGTCGAGCTAGTGCGTCAGGGTTGACATGTCTGAACGGCAGGAGATTGTCTTGGTAAGTTCCGGTCTGAAACACCTCGTATTCAGGATGTTCCTCTTGCCACAGTTTTAGAATCGGTTCCTCGAAAGCTTTACCAAATCTGATTGCCCAGTTTTCTTCAATCGTTCCCGGTATCTTGCCTGTCTTGACTGCCCATAGGTGATAGGGGCTTTGCCAAGGATTGAGTCCACAGATTGTCGAGATGTCAGAACCGCCGATGCTCTGATTACGAGCCTCGTGCCATTCTTCTGACCCTGCCTCAAAGACTCCGAGTAGTGTTCCGTTTCCAAATTGTTCAGGTGCGTAGATTTCCATAGCGTGAGTTTGTCACAAGGGTCAGACTTTTATTTTGTAGACTCTCGGCATGGGTCATTTCGATGAGAAGCATTACCGCCTGCTCAGGGCTATCCACGCCAACGGGGGAGCGGCGTGTGAGGACTTTCCGGAACTGTTTTACCCAGAGGACGTTCCCGACCCTATGAAGCGACAGCTCGCCACGCTGATTGCTAAGAGGCTTTGTAATGAGTGTCCTATAAAAGACGAGTGTTTTCGTTATGCGGTGGAGTCAGGTCAGAAGCATGGTGTCTGGGCTGGAACTCTGCCCCATGAAAGGTGAAACCCCCTGCCATTTAGACAGGGGGCGGAGCAACAATGAACGCTTTTAGCTTACTTGTTTTCTGCCAAATCTGGGTCATTGTCATCAACCATGTCGTCAAAAGTAAAGTCGCCGTCTTTCTCTACCTCTAGGGCTGCCTTGAGTGAGTCGTTGCTTTCTGCCGACTTAGCCACCGCTGCCCGAAAGGCGTTAGCAACATCCTGAGAGTCTAGGCTTCCCTGCCAAGTTAGCGACACGCCGAGCATCGTTAGGACTGCTGCGAAGGCAGTTCCTACACCGATGATTGAGCCTAGCCACCAGTCACCGTTAGTAGCGATAGAGCCGACACCTGTTCCTGCGAAGAAGGTTGCAAAGAAAAGACCAATGCCCCTTACCAAAATCTGCTTAGTTATTTCTTTCACTTGTTCTCCTCGATTGCTTTGTATAGGTCTGACTTGACTGCGGTAGGGCCGAACACGCCTTTGATTGTTTTACTAAGTGTGGCGTGAAGGTGCGCTCCGGTAGAAGCTGAGCCTGAGTTACCGACTAGCCCGATAGGTGCGCCTGCCTCTACTCTGTCGCCCTCTTTTAGAGTTGGCTTCTTGTGTAGGTGGCAGTAGCCGATAAACCAAATCTTTTTATTCTTGTCCTGAACTCTCTGAACTAGGACATGACCTAAAATCTTCGACTCAAAAATCCCAACGACAGTTCCTCTAGCGATAGCAGGAATCGGAGTTCCTGCCTTCATCGCCCAGTCTGTGCCGGAGTGAGGTTGCATCTTCATCTTGCGGCGGTAGTCAGAAAGTGTGCCGTAGTGTCCTGTGATGCGGTTGTCTGGGAAGGGTTTTTGCCAAGTCATGAGTTTATTTTACTCTGACTTGTCCCAACGCAGAGGGAAAGTCAAAATCCAAACGGACAGGGTAATAAGAATTAGCATCCCTGTTACATCTCTGGCTGAACCCTCTAGCACCAGCCAAGCTACTGCCATACCTAATAGAGTCCAAGACTGGTCTAGTAGGTCTTTGAATAAGGCTTTCAAGTATTTCATTATGGTCTCCTGCTCATTGAAATTGCTCCTGCTACTTGTGCAACTTGTCCGACAATCACAGAAGCCACGATGACTTCTTCTGACCGCTCTCGTTGCTGAGGGGCCATGTCTGCCCCAATGTTTCCTAGGTCGTTGAACACATCTAGGACTGCTCCTGCAACATCTCCCAATAGAGGGATGGCGGCGATTTCAGCAGGTAATTCTTCATCATCAGCCTCGGCAATGACGGCTAGAAGCTCTAGGGCTTGTGCGTATTCAGGTGAGCCGGGCTCGGCAGTTTCAAATAGCTCAGTCGCTAGGGCTTCGGCTTCTTCTATTTGTTCCCCTGTCAAATTGGCAGGGTCAATGGAAAGTAAATCCTCTGGAGCGGTAGGCTCAACTGGTGGATTTGGCTCTGGCTCTGGTTCTGGCAATTCCGGCTCTACTGGCTTGGTTGGTTCAACCTCGACAGGTTCAGAAGGAGCAGGAGTTGGTTCAGGCTCAGGCTCAGGCGTGGGCTGAGGCTGTGGCTCAGGACTCGGCTCAGGTTCAGGTTGAGGCGGTAAGACTGGCTCTGGTTCAGGCTGAGGTTGCGGAACTGGAACTGGCTCTGGCTGAGGCTCAGGCTGAGGCTGAGGAGTAGGTTCTGGCTCTACTGGTAAAGGCTCAGGAGTTGGCTCAGGGCTAGGTTCTGGAGTTGGCTCAGGGGTCGGTTCTGGACTAGGAGTCGGTTCTGGTGTCTGTTCCGGCGTAGGAGTCGGGGTTGGCTCTGGGACAAGAGGAACACCTGTAACAAAAGAGATAAGCGTATAGTGCGCTGTGTGCCAAGTCTCATAAGCCGATGCGATTTCACTCTGAGGCGCTTGTGTGCTTATTAGGTTGTTTAGTGAATTGAGCGTAGATTGCGCTACTACTACCTGCTGATTCCAGCTTGTTCGGTCTGCAATCTGGTTATTCACTGAGCGCATAGCTGCCCAGTAATCCTCAAAGGCTTGATTTATTAGCTGAGGATAGTTTTGTTGTTCTTCTACCTGTTCCGTTGCCATAGCCGGATAAGTTAGGAGCAGGGGAGAAAAGGAAAGACCAGCTACTAATGCCGCTCTTAGAAAAGGTCTCGCCATACTGCCGCCGCTATCGAACCGATTACAGCGGATGCACCAGCAACTAACCACACCTTGCGCTCTAGGTTTCTGATGCGCATCTCATGGTCTTTTATGTTTCGCTCAACCCAATCAACATGGGTCGGCAACTTTTCATTTAGGCGTTCGACTTGCTTGATAAGTTCGATTGCCCATTGAGGAATTTGTTCGTTCATTGCACTCCGCTAAGAGATGTAAGAACTATTTTACAGGACGAGTGTATCTGCTTCTTCGGCAGTCAAAGGCTGTCCTGCGATTAGCTTTGCCTTAGCAGATGCCTTTAGTGCGGCAAGTGCTTCAGCAGCAGCTTCACGATTTGCCTGTTCCTGCGCAGCCTGAGCAGCATCGGCTTCACGCTGAGCGATTTCCTCGGCGGTTAGGGGAACGATAGTTTCCCTTTCGCCCTCTGGCTTTGAAAGGTCTACGATGATTTTTACTGGAGTTTCCATTGTTCTATCCTATCTAAGAAATGATGTAAAGGCTTGCGGTTGAGTGTTCTGCAAAGCTACTTCCGCTTACTGTGAGAGCAATAGAACTAATTGCAGAGCTAGTGCTATACCTTTGAGCAAACATTCGCATAAAAGCAGTTGTGCCATTATTTTCGCCTAATCCATCTTGGCTAATGCTTTTATTAGTGGTTGAGGTGTAGTTAGCTATGTAAAGTTCTGTGCTACCAAAAGTGCTGGCAGTATCAGAACTCCTGCTTTGACTAGCGGTGAGACTTGTTCCGGTGGCAACACTACTGCTGGATGCGGCAGAACCACTACCCTGCAATTCTATTTCAGCATAGTTAGAGCCGCTATCTCCATTTAGCCGAACCATAAAAGTGCTGTTAGTGCTGACTGCTCTTGAGCCAACTTTTAGTAAGAGGTCTTTCCCTGTGCCAGCTATTCCAGTAAATTCAATCGAAGCAGCACCGCCCGAACCGACTGTTACTGTACTTACAAGTGTCATAGCCATAATTACGCCGCAATTCCGTATAGGTAGAAAGTCGAACCAGTATTGAAAGTTCCGCCATCTGGTGCGAGGACAATGCTAGTTATAGCAGAAGTGCTTGCCCATCGACCAGCAATCATACTTACTCCGCCGCCAGCTCGATTAGTTCTGAAAAGAACTGTTTTGTGCTTGTCGGTTTGGGCATAGTCCATAAATTGAATTATTTGAATACTGATTTCGCTGCTGAGGTTATTGAATAAACCCATTTCCCCTATGTTTGAATAAGTATTACTTGCCGTAGTCGAACCATTACCCTCGGCAGTGACGGATGTAAGATTTGTCGTTTGACCATTAGGTCTTACTCGTAATTGCGCAAGAGAGCTATTAGTAGCAGTGACAACGATAACTAAATCACGATACGAGGCACTTATTGAGGCAAACTCGATGCTCGAAGCAGATGAGCCTAAAACATTAGAAGCTATCAAATCATAAGTCGGGGTTGGCATAAGTTTTCCTTTCCCTGCCTACTTGATTCCATAAAGCGAAAAGCGTGAGCCGGTTAGGGCGTTAGCATTTGGAAAAGTAAATGTCATTGAAGTAATAGCATTTGTTGAATTATAAAAGCCGCTGGCAAGAGCTAGGTAGCGTGTTGCTGAGACCGTTTGCCCTGCAAAAATTCTTACTGTTTTATTTTTTGAAGTGCTTGAAAAATCTAATAAATCAAGAATTCCAGCTCCAAACCCAGAAGTTGTGGCATTTCCCGGAACTGTTATCCAAGGGTAAATAAAGCTAGAATTTGCCCCATTATCAGAAGTGACGCTACTACCATTACCGCCTAAATGATGATAGGCATAAGAAGCTGTCGTTACCCCGTTGAGAGTTAACTGATAAAAGTCAATGTCAAAAGCAGTTCTAGCCGTTTTGACTGTGTATCTAACCTGTAAATGTTTGTAAGCCGAGTAAGAACCTAGCGAGCTAAAGGTAACGCTTGCAGCATTGCTACCCAGAACAGTAGTTTCAAGCAGGTCAAAAGAACCCGTTGCACCTGCACCTGCTCCTGCAACAGCAAGAACTCCTAAAGGAATAGGCATTAGACAGTTATCTTTCCAACTACTCGGTAAGTGTTAGCAGCAACCTTTTGAACAGTTGCAGCCGCATAAGTTTGGTCAATCTTGTAGGTCACGCTTGTTCCAGCGGTTCCAGCACCGCCCCAATCGGTCACGCCAGTTCCTGCGGCAATGGTTACAGTTCCACCAGCGTTGCGCCAGATTGTCAGTGTGTCCCAAGTGTTCAAAACATCTGGAACGGTAATCGTTACAGCAGCAGTTCCATTCACCCAGATAGTTCCGTTGTCTAGGGCAGCGGTAGCGGTCATTGAGGTAGTGGTAGCGGTTCCGCCGAACTGAACCTGTGTACCTGCGATTGAGGTAATCGAGGCAGGGTAAACCTGCTGCCAAACTGCACCGTCATAAACAGTGATTGTGTTGGAGTCGGTTAGATAAGTAACCATACCCTCGCTGATTACCGAGGTTCCTAGCGCAGAGCCTCTAGCCGCTGTGCTGGCGAAGACCATAACAGCTTGGTCTTGTAGGTAGTCCTGAACATTCGCAGCGGTTAGAACCTCACCTGCGGTAAAAACTTTGCGGCCTAATCCAGCCATTGAATCTCCTCTTAGAAGGCTAAAGCGTTGCCTGAGTCTAGCTTACCAAATTGAGCGTCATCAAGAACGAATAGGGCAAAGTCTAGCGTGGCGAAGCCGAGCGTCAGAATGTGGTTGTCAAGGTCAATCGTGTGATTTACCGAGATTATTTCAGCGTATTTGTTTATAGCAGGGGGGATTTGGTTTGGGGTGAACTTGATTTGGACTACATCCCCAATCTCTAGGGCTAAGAGGTCTTCTTGTTGCCCTGTCGTTAGCTCGTCCAAAAGAATGTCTACTGCCTCAAAGCGGTATTCGGGGGATGAATACTTCTGAGAGTAGAAGTCAGCTAGTTCCTCTAGGTCGGTGTCATCCCCAATCAAAAGCCCGGTTCGGGTCAGGTTGAAGATTCCGTATTCCTCAATAGAGTCAAGGTCTTGTTGTACTACCTGCGTGGTTGTAATGGCAGACTCTAAAACAATCTCATTGGCTAGTAGCTCGGAGCCATACTGCACTCGGATTGTCTGGTATGGAATACCTGTGCCGTCATCAGAGAGAGTCACGCCATCGGTCAGAGGTGCGGTGATGCGGTCTTTGAAAACAACTGAGCCGTCTTTACCGATAAAGAACGCACCGGGTTCGGACTGCTCAATGAGACGGAAGTATTCCAAAGCGTTTGTGTTGTCGGCAATAGTGTCTGCGCCGAGTGTCATCTGCCCCGTGTCAATTTGTCTTAGGGATAGAGGCCAGTCAATCTCAGGTAGAGAAAGAATTTCATTTATTCTCTCCCCTGACTTCTGGGCAGTGTTTGTTCTTGTAAAGAGTGTCTGTGATGCAAACGAAGCTGTTGCGTCTGAACAGGCAGCAGCGGCGATTGAGTCACCATTGGGTTCGTAAGAAAGGTTCCAATCATCAATAAGGCCATAGAACTGAATAGAGCTTCCTGAGCTTATTCTTACCTGTCTCTTAGGGATAATCTGGCCTGCGAAAGGACTAGCGGCGTACTCAGGGTCAAAGGTGCGACTGTTGTTATTGAAAACAATGTTGGCAAGTCCTTGGTCGTACTGGTCAAGCTCTCGGTTTTTGCCTCGTGTGATTGAGACTGAGGTAACGAAGTTCGTCACATCGTAGAAAAGCTCGCCACCTAATACGAATGAGGTGTTATCTAATACACCCTGAATAGGGTCGTCAAGACGAAAGAACGGCCCTGTGCCTGAATCGGTCAGGTCAAAACCAATTTCAACTTTTGTTGTAGGTTGCGACATTAGACGGCCATGAATCCTGTTCTAACTCCACCGCCACCGCCGGTGTATTTGTTGATTACCTTAGAGATTTGCTTACCTGTCTCAGCGGCAGATTTAGTTGGGTCGGTTCTGGCGATTACGGTTATCTTGGTCACAGGTGGTGTTTTATTTGGGTCAGGCACGACAGGGATAACTGGAGGTGGCACATTTATTGAAGGGCCAGTTACTTGCAGCCCTGCAAGCTCAGCGAGTTTAGCCATCAGAGAGTCAATCTCTGTCTTTAGAGAGGAAAGGTCGCCCTTGATTGCTTCTAGGTCTTCTTTTAGCTTTTCCCTGAGGTCTGCCACAGACTTTTTGAAAGCATCGTTAGCCTCGGTCAGGTTCTTGTTTAGCTCCTCTTGAAGTGCAAGCAAAGCATCTACCTGCTCCTGTTGGGTAGCAGTGTAAAGGTCTTTGAGTTCCTGAGTTGCCAGCCCTGCCTTGTCGTAGATTGACTTAGCCAAA